TTTCCCATTAACATCACATAGAGCAAGGGCATATCCTTTCTCCAGTATTTTAACCGGCTGATTGTCGCAATAGACAGTACTTCCAACCGGAACTCTTATAAAATGACGTACTATCATTTGATTATCTTTAGCTTGTTATACCAGCGTGAAGAAAAAGGGAACCACCCGATTAGGAATGATTCCCCGAAAATGGTTACTTTGTATAGTTTGCTCATGGATTTTTCTTTTTAAGTATTTCAACACATTCCTTTATCCCATCATCGAAACCATGCTTATAGCCTTTAGTATATTCCCCTATAGTATATACCGCCATTGACAACACAAACAGGATGATACCTACAGGCTTATACCAACCGGGAAGTGATATAGAAAACGGCTTAAATGTAATTGTGAGATCTCCGACCCATAATAGGGCGATAATAAATATAATTGTAAATAATATTGTTTTCATAATCATATAAGTTTTAATGCTTCCTGTAATCCTGCTTCAAGTGCTTCCTCGTAGGTATTATAACGGATAATAGGTCTGTCAGACAATCCTATCAAGTCATGTCTCGGAATTGTCAGTATATCATACGTCCAATAGTTTTCATACATATAGGATATTTCGATATGCAGGTTCTTAGTTTTACGAAGCCACTTTTGTGCAACGGATTGAGTAGGATGGGAACATACTTTTATTGGTAACTCGCTATTTGTTCTATTAGTACCATATTGTCTACCATCTTCAATATTCATAGCAATCATACATGGTTCATTAAACCCTTTCTCTTTCAGCAACTTCGCTGTTTCTAATGTTACAAGTTCTTCGGTCATAGTGTTCCTCCTTTGTTTTAAAGTGTTCAATCAGTTCGTCTACGGTAGCCTTGTGATAATTGTCAATCTCAAAATCATTAGGCATCCCATAGAAATCCATTCCAGACAAACCTCCATCAGAGCCATCCCGGTATATACCCCAATCGCCCTTACCATTAGTGAATAATTGATTGTTGTCTGTATCATCCTTTAATGCAGCTATAGCCAGGAAAAGTTCCTCATTCGTTCCGCAATCAACACTATCGGTTTCGTCAGGATGTGGAATGTTGTTAAAAAACTCAATATTATATAGTCCACATTCAGGCGAGGTGAAAATACATAAATCTTCGTTAAGTTCCGCCCCAAACAATCTATATCCTAACTCATCTAATTTTTTTCTAAGTTTATAGGTACTCTTGCGTATAAAGCACGGTGTTGTAAATCCCATAGTTATTCCTCCTTATCTATCTTAATATCCGTTACTTTTCCACGATTAATAAAACGTTCATCAGAGTTATAATATCCAGCAATTACTGTACACAAGGAACGATCTGTTCTACATTGTTCTTGTAGACTACAATTGTCACATGGTGCACTATTCCGCATTGATACTAATTCATGCAGTACTCCGTCAATTATTATTCCGTTATTTACTTCCATAATTAATCTCCTTTCCACCTACCCTAGCAGCATATACATTGCTACTAGGCATAGGTAATAAATTGTTGTTTTACTCATTTCTAATTTATTTTTGAATTAAAAGGCACGCCTCCGAAGAAATCCAAACTGTCACATTTAAAACTTTATCATAGAAAATGGAGAACGTACCCAGATTATTACTATTTTTGCTTCGCCACATTTAAAACTTATTATTATGAAAATTAGCGAAATCATTAGTGCTATGTCTACTGCTATTATTCCGATAGTAGCAAAAGGCACACCAGAAAGCATGATTTTTGCAGCTGGGGTGCAACCATTATTATCGACAGCTATTGATTCTATTCTTCTTGACATATTCCAAAAAGGTGTCACAAAGAAAGAAACAATAAGGTTAGGTATATCTTACATGTCAGCTGTAAATCAAGTTAATGAAAATATGAAGAATAACATTCCATTTAGGCAAGATGATATGTTTGTCTCTTCTAATATGAATTATTCAGATGCTAGCGATGTGATAGAAGCTACCATAAATAGTATCATGCTTGATTCGGAACATAAAAAATCTGAATTTTATGGTTATTTTATTGCTAATTTAGGATTCTCTCCAGAAGTAGATTACACAAATGCTCTTTATATGCAAAATATTATTAAGCAACTATCTTTCAATCAACTATGTATTATTAGGTACTTTCAAAGTTGCGCTATTTTAGATTTGTCTAACTGTACCAAATACATTGAGAATTCAGGAGATATAAAATCAATGGAAATATATTTTGGAATTAAAGAGCTCATTCGTCTTAATCTACTCAAAAGGCATCCTCCTTATACCCTAGGAGTTGACATGCAGAACCATTCATTAAATGTTAACGGACAATTAATTTGTAAGATGTTGAGTTTGCATAAAATTGATATTGATAGCATAAACGCAGTTGATAATATTTTCAAAAAAATGGGTGTAAAAAAACTTTAGATTATATCCAAATATTCTAGGATACTATTTTCTGTACAGGAGAATACAGTCCCATCCGGTGGACTAACAATATATTCTTCTGGATAAACTTTATCTTCATTTCAGTTCCGTTATACGTTAATTGGTAGTTTCATAAAACACATCCATATTGTTTTGCTCTGCCTTCCGGTGGTATGCCCAAATAGAGGTTTAAACGGGATGGCAGACAAAACTTCCGAGGATTTAATCTCACTTTCATTCCATTTGAATACAAGAGTGCCGTAAGGCTTCAAGACGCGCATACACTCAGTAAATCCATCGTGTATGAGTGACTGCCAGTCTTTCGGCAGTTTTCCGTACTTTTTAGCCATCCATGAGGTTGCACCAAGTGTTTTCAGGTGCGGTGGGTCGAACACCACCATGTAGAAAGAATTGTCTTCAAATGGAAGGTTGGTGAAATCAGCTATTACATCCGGCTTTATTTCTATGATTCTTGTCTTACCCCTGTCCTTGGCCGTAAGTGTTTCCGAACGTTTGTCAACAAATAAGGCAAGAGGATTATATTTGTCAAACCAAAACATTCTACTGCCACAACAGGCATCTAATATAAGTTTTCCATTTTCCATTAAGCTATTTCTTTTGATTTCTTCAATCTCAACTTTCTCAATACTTTGCAAAGTGCTTCAGTATTTTTTCTCGCTTGTGTAACCTCCACCGCATTCCCGATAAATTTCTTTTGGTCAGCTTGTGTGCCTATTAAAACATAATCTTCAGGGAATCCCATAATCTTTTTGAGTTCCGGAATGCGAAGCATCCGCATTTTAATATCCACTATGCCATACAGTGCCATGAACTCCTTTATCTTCACGGTCATAGGACTATCATTGTCGTAGATTTCAATCGCTACCTGACCGCTTTCTGTTGCTACCAGATAGGGCGGCATCTTATCCATGCGGGCTATTAATGTGAAGCAGGGGCTATCAACAGAGCCGCCAGCACTGTTGAACTGTGGATTCATCAGATAGTGCCATTTCCTGTTTGCGGTAATGGTCTGGGAGGGTTCCTCTATACTGCTACCTACATTTGAGAATGCAGTATTCATTATCCACGGCTGGCATGTTACCAAGTTTTGTTTCGGTGTTGTGGTAACAGCGGGGCATGGCGAGTTTATATCAGACACCTGACCACCTCCAGAATATTGATTCATAAAAAATGGAGATACAAGGGAAAGTCTGTCTTTAGTCAGAAGTGTAGGACAAGGCTGATTAATATCCTTTCCTGTATCCTTAAAGTTATAAGAACACATAAATCGGCTTTCAATTAAAGCCATCCTGTCCTTCGTTGTGACCGTTGGAGCTGGAAGGTCTACCGAATGATTATGTCCATTTCCATAATAAGCAGAAACAAAAACATGGTGGTCTTTGCAGGTGATTGCACCTGCCGGTTCTTCTACAGACACATTCTTGCTTTCGGGATGTCCGCTGAACTGTTTGGAGAGGAAACTTACCTGTACCTTTGCAAAGCGGTTTTCAGTAGTCAACACTCCGCATGGTTCATCAACTGATTTGCATGTGTCTTGAGGGCGAACCGTATTGTAACGGGAAAGGAAAGCATCCTTTCCTCCGGCTACAAACTTGATAAGTCCAGCATAGATACGTTCAAGCGTTTTCTCTGCAAGAGGCTTTTCCCTGAAGATGGTAGTTCCTTCATCAGAGAAATCAAGCACATCTTTTACCGGCTTCCACTTCTCCAGCCGCGAGAACATATCTTGCCTACCACCTTTACAGTGGGTCGGTTCAGGGAATACTATCGGCAAGTTCTTTTTAGCAAAGATGCCGAAGAAGCGTTTTCTTGTGGTGTAGGCACCGAAGTCGGCAGCATTTAAGATGCGGTGCTCAAAGTTGTAACCGTACTTCTTGACATTGCGCACCCACTTTTGATAAAGCCGGCCTTTGTCCATGCTGATAGGTTTCCCATTCTCATCCATATCTCCCCATGACATAAACTCTTCTACATTTTCAATCTGAATGTAGTCAGGGTCTATAACATCAATATAACGGAAGAGATGTTCTGCCAACGTTCGGCTGTCGGCATCTCTCGGCTGACCGCCTTTGGCTTTCGAGAAGTTAGTACACTCCAAAGAGGCATGAAGCATTATCATGGCATCAGGGTATAGCTGGCGGATACGTTCTACAATAGTGCTTATCGGGGAAAGTTCCAGTGTACGGATATCCTCAATAAAGTGAAGTGCATCAGGGATATTGGCATCATGTGAAAGGATGGCATTCTTGTCATGGTTCACACAGCAAACAACCTTTCCACATCTATTTCCATCCAATCGTGCTTCTTCCACACCTTCGGATAAGCCACCGGCGCCACAAAAGAGATCAATAACAAATAGTTCTATATCGGACAGACCTTCAATGGATTTTAAGATATTTTTCTGCGATTTCATAACTTCTCCTTTTTAAACAGGTGGCTGAACGCATTATCCAAATCCAAGTCCAGATTCAGTTTGGACGGGAAAGATTTAATGTATTCGTACATCTTATAAGCGAGGTTGTCATCATCACCGCATCTGTCAATCAGTGTGAGCAACATGGCGTTCACCATGTCAGAATCATTGCCGAAGTTTTCCTGAGTGGATTCGCTGCAATGATTCACATCACTTTTCAATCTCTTTATCGCGGCTATGACTGTGTTGAAGTTTCTTTTTGAATCGTGCCGCAATTCAAAGCCTTCCTTCTTGTATTGCTGCTGCATTTCTAGAAGGTTGGTTTCTAAAACGTCCGTGAGGACAAATACGATGTTGGTTATCGTATTCAGTTTGTCTGTTCCTTGCATAATCGTGTATTCTTATTTCTAATTCGAATGAATCCCCTTCGTTCTGTTTCTTCTAACAGTGGAAAGTCTTCATTCTTGATTTCACATTCTGTTTCGTAGTTCACGGAAGTATAACTTGGGATATTGAACTTTTTCCGGATTCTTACGATAACATCCGGATTTCTTGTTACCCAGTAAACGGTTATTCTCATGGTGATATCAGCATTTTTCTAGCTTCCTCATCTCCTGCATCAGCACGGTGCTTGATTTCAATGTACTCAGCATAAGAGATTCTGTTATCTCCACGCTCCTCTATCTCTTTTTCACGTTGGTTTCTGTATCGTTCACGCTCTTTCCGTTCAATATCTTTCCGACGTTCAGAAACGTAGTCCAGCATCGCACTTGTTATTTTCAATGGATCTATTGAACCGTAGAACCGCCCATACTTCCCTGACTTAAACCGTGCTATGAAAAAACAGATTTCAGCGGCATTTATATAATAATACTCCGAAAGGAATATCTCCGATAGTTCAGAAAGTTGCTCTTTCGCTATCTTGGTTGAAACTTCTGCAAAGTCATTCAATGAGCCAAATTGTATCTTTAGCCATTCTATCGGTGTTTCATCCCCATAAGTAGAAGACAATAGCCCTAAACTCGGAATGCTGTCATTCAACGCCAGTTCTGAATGGGTTGCATTACATCTGACAAGTTTGAACTGCAAATCAGGGTTGTAATCAAGAATGAATTGTGCAGGATCGGGATATTTATTCAATAACGCCCTCTGCTTCAAGTTCCTTTCTCTTTTTTGCGGCAGCTTCTCTAACGGTTGTAGCGACTGCAAGAATTGAATCACGTTTTCGCTGCTCGCTATCCTGTTGATTTTTACTAAGTCTTGTCCCATTATAGTTTCCTTCCAATATTTTAGTAAAGTTTGCTTGTTTGAAAATCCAATCAAAGTCGCATTTCCAATTGCGGTCATTAGCTCCAAGTAGGAACGGGGATTGAAGAATGAGATTGAAAACACTCCTCACTGACTCTTTCCCATATTGGGCTATCCGGGCTTTTACAGCCTTTTTTCTCACATCAGTCATTGATCTTATCTGCTGGAGTCTGTCTTTGAATGTGGTATTATAGTATTCCATCAATCCGCTGTAATCAATCTTTTCAGAGGGGGAGGGCGAAGAAAGCTTGGCTTTCTTTGATACTCCGTCAGGAGTATTTTCTTTCTTTTGATGTAGAGATATATCTATATACTCTCTTTCTTCTTTCTTTGTATTTGTGCCCTCTGTGTGCCCTGATTTTTGTAAAAGTTCGGATTGCGGTAGATTGTTGTTCATGGGCTGTGCCCCAAGTTGTGCCCTTAGTTGTGCCCATTCGTGTCTTAATTCATTGATTTCCTTTTCAATACCTGTGTCCTTACTTGTGCCCTTGGTTGTGCCCATTGGATTATATTCTTCATATTTACATAAGGTTATAAGGTTCATTCCTTGATTGCACTCAACAGTTATCATACCTTTCTTTCTAAGATGCACAAGAAAGGAACGCACCTTCTTTTCAGACCATTTCCAACGCTGTGACAGAAATCTTATGGATGCAGGATATTGACCTCTTGAATAAGAGATTTCTCGACCTCCGATACTCTCCTTTCGGGGCGTTGCCTCAAATCGTGCAGACTGAATTAAGTCTAACCACGCTTCGCAACTGCTAAAAGTACGGGCTTCATTCCACATTTCATTCGAGAAAAACCTGCGGCTTAGCCTCAAAAATCCTTCGTCCATAGTCTTAGAATCTCACGTTAGTTAATTGCCTTCCATTAGAAAATACAGCCCACTTACCATTACCGCTATCAAACAATCGTAAATCCGACACCTCTCCGAAACGTTTGATGTTACCGCATAAATCCACAATCCATCCACATTCTTTAGAAGGATGCGGGCGGATGGCACGACCGACTATCTGATACCACATGGCAAGTGACATTGTAGGACGTGCCATAACGACCGTATCAAGTTCCGGATAGTCAAAGCCAGTCGTAAGTACACCCACATTAGCTACTACCGGAATTTCACCAGCTTTGAACGCCTCAAGAATATGTTCACGTTCTTTCTTAGGAGTATCACCTGAAACGATAGCGCAACCGGGTATTGACATCGTTAACCGTTCCGCTTCTTTCAAAAAACGGGTAAAGACCAAAATACCCTTCCGTTTTCCTCCGGCTTTGGGATTCATCAGCCTTTGGACGATATGAACGAGATAACCGTAGAAGTCTATCCGTTCATATTCTTTTTGAACTGACCTATCCGTATAGTCGGCACCAGTAGTATTTACTTTCAAGTTAAGTTCATTCCACCCTGAAGGATTCATTGAATAGTAATCCAACTTCGCCAAGTAGCCCATATCTAATAGGGTTGATACCTGTACATGATAAATGACCTCTGAAAAGACATGAGGTTTTGTCCGAGTGATAAATTTCAGCATGGAACCGAAATCACGACTGGAGCTTAAACGGTATGGCGTTGCTGTCAGTCCAAGAACCTTACACTTCACTGCATCAAAAAAATCCTTGTACATTCCCTCTTTGGGGTTTACAAGATGACATTCATCCACAATGATGTTCTTGAAGTGGGTAAACAGTTCGGGATGATTCTTCACACTGCCGATGGTGGCAAATGTTATCCGGCTTATCTCCTTTGAGTTAAAGGATGCTGAATAGATACTGCAATCAAGAATACCGTATGAACAGAGTTTCTTGAAATTCTGTTCGAGTATTTCCTTCGAGGGCTGGAACACCAAGGTATGACCGTCAAGCCTTGCGGCTATATCCGCTATGATAAGCGACTTTCCGCTGCCCGTAGGTAACACCATAATGGCATTTGTTTTCTTCGCCTTGTTATTGAAGAAAGAAACGGCAGCATCAGAGGCTTTCTGTTGGTAATCTCTCAAACGGAATTGCATTTTCTCAATAAGTATTTGATTAATAATTCTTCATTTCTATTATTTCTCCTAAAGTTCTGCCATGCGGCTCCATAACTAAGATTATGCTTTTCGCAAAATTCAGAAAGAGAATACCGATTGCCATCAATATGTATATATACAGTATTAGTTCGGTTTCTAACCTGCTCTTTTCTGGTAGCCCATTTACAGTTTTCAGGAGAATAATTTCCGTTTACATCTTTTCTATCAATAGTAAGCCCTTTTTGATAACCACTATTCAAAGCCCAATTAACAAACGACTCAGGATTATTTTTCCATTCTTCACAGATACCTATTCCCCTGCCTCCATAATTTTTATAGCTTGAATGTTTAGGTGAATAGCATCGTTCTTTCATACATCTAAAAATCCTATAAATATCAGTTCTTGACAAACCGTGCCTATAATTATACTTAGTGATTCTATCTTTTGTTTTACACCCACAACTTTTTGATGTTCCATTTCGTAATCCATAAGCACTAACAGAATGAATAGAACCACAATCACATTGACAGATATAATAAGATTTAATTCCTTTATGGTCTAATCTATCCAAATCCTTATGCAATACAAGCCATCTACCGAACTTATGTCCTGACAAATCAGGCATCTTATTACATGATTTTTTATAACTCATAACCCTTTCTCCTTTCGTAATTTCTTATTAAGTGCTTTGTAATACTTGATTAGCTGTTCGTACTCAAAATCAGTCATTTTGGAAGTACCATCAGCTTTCACTTTCAGCAAGTCAAATTTCTGTTGCCCGATTTTGGCTATCAGATTCACCCGATAGTCTTCCAAATGATCGGCTTTGAACCTGTTGCAGTGCCGGCATTCGGCATGGCAATTATTCTCATCAAACCGTGTTGCCAAATGTGTACGACTGAAATAGTGCCCGCAGTCTGCTTGTGTAAACGGCTTTATCTGTCCGCACGAGATACATCTAAAATACCCGTTTGGCATTGCATCACGAAGCCGGATAAAAAGGGAAAACTCCTTGTCGAGCTTAGCTTTCAAATCCGGCTTTTTCTTTACTGTTACCCCTGCTTTATCAAACAAGGGTAAAGGCTTGTCTTTCTTCTTGGCCTTTGTTCGTTTTATGTAGTATGGCATATCTTGTCATTAAAAATTCTTACTCCGTTATTTTTCGCCCAACTTATGATAGAATCCAAAACCTCATCGTCATCCAGATTGTCTATAATATCTCTAAAGTCATACGAAGCACCAACCTCTTCTTGGAAATGCCGTACAATACTCGTTTTTAAATCTGTCACTTCTTGCCAACTTTCCATACGTTACAATTAAAAGCCCCGAAGCGTATTCTCCGGGGCACAACCATTATTTACTAACCCATGCCATTTATGTGTGGCTCACATTTATGTGGAGATGGAGCGATTCGAACACCCAATTAAGGACTATATCCTTTTGCGCTACTTCTAAGGTTAATTACTCCTTATATCTCACGTACCGTACTTTCTACCATGTGCACCTCTCGAAAGTCAAAAGCACTCCACTGCGCACCCCCATTTTCGCCCGCCCCATCTTCACAGACCGGACAGGCAGGTTAACAAAGTTATTCCATATAAGCCATTGAAAACTCTTTCGGAATAAACCGCCCGACCGGGATAGGTTTGGCTGATTCAATGGCTGTATGTATTTCCCTCTTTCTGAACTCATGTCCCTTTTCTTTGGCTTGTATCTCACATTCTTCCTCTTTGTTTTTGAGATAGTGGGTAATAAGCATCATTGCTCTGTCAACGTTGAAGGTGTTCACGACAAAAGTCTGAACTCTCTCGTCTTCATTCTCCCCATCCGTGAATGTGATTTTCGTCTCAATCTGATAGAATTTCTTTTCATTGGGCTTGGAATCTCCCTCTTCTTCATCTTCTTCCGTTACAGAATCGTTTAAAAGGAATGTATCTTTTAATTCTTCGAGGGTGGCATCATCTACCTTGCGTTCTTTCAAATTATCAGTAAGAATCACACAAGAATCGAACTCCTTGACCATTGTCAAGGTGAATCCGAACATATAGTTTAGTTCGATGTAATCTTTCAAGATACTACAAGAATTCTCCAATCCGGTGGCATACAGCAGGAACTTATGTTTCTTGTCCCCTATTTGTGCCTGTGCAAGATAGGGATATAAGAATTTGTTCTCGTTCTCGAATGCCAAGCGGTTCTGGTTGCTGACTTCCACTTCCTTAATGCCGTCAGCTTCCATACTGAAACGAATTTTCGCCAAAGTGTCTTGGTCTATCAGCGTGCCACGGTCAAAAAGAATTTCATTCCGTTCGATGGTTACTGTTTCACCTGTATCTTCATCAATGAAAGACTCCTCCCATGTTTTGAGGACACGTTTTGCAAGGTACATGTTGAGCATCTTTTTCGGGTCAGATGTCACATACCTGATTTCTGTTTTTCTTGTTTCTATCATAAAAATTCTTTATTGTACATTGTTTAACAAGTGCTTCTTGTAATTAGAGCGTACAAACGATTGTTCTTCGTCATTTAAAGAGTATGCCTTTACCATGAACTTCATTGCCATATCTTCGTTATTGTCGGACAACGGATAGTAATCAGTGGCAAACTTGCAAGAAAGCGTTTCAAGACGGTCGTATTTGTTGCGAACCTCACGAACACGTTCTGTTATCTCCTGTACTAATTCAGCCGATTCGGAAAGTTGCTTTTCGTATTCCTTTTTATCTTTCTCCGCTTGTTCTTTCATTACCTTGTTCTGTGCGGCAAAATTTGAAATCTTAGCATATAGTTCATTGGAGTAAGCCCAGCCTGAAAGAATATCAAAATCTGAGTTCCCGTTGAACTTGTATCGTTCACTCTTTTTAAGGTACTTGTATTCACTTCCAAGTCTATTCCAATCGTAATCAACTTTTCGTAAAGACTTTGCACTTTTCAGGATTTCCGCAACCTTAGTAGCTTCCTCAATGTCAGTAAAAGCAAAACCATCCAAAAGTGGGATAGAGAAATACTGTGTGTCGGCAGGTTCAATCTCGAACAATTCTGGAACTTTCGGTTTATCTAAAAGTTTAATGCCTTCCTCCATCATGCGGAGTTTTATCATTTTTTGGACATCTTCGTCCGACAAAGCGATTATTTCTTGCTCTGTCATTTCGCTAATATTCTTCATAATCTCAATATTTTAAATAAATTCTTTATTACGTTCAATTTCTTGTTGTGCGTAGATAAGCATCTGCTGTTCATTTGCGGCAGGTAAGTAAATGCCAGCTACTGATGCCGACCAATTTCGGAAACGGTCAATGCTTAAAGTCATTTCACCTGTTGTCAGCTCGGCAGAACTGCGCAAATAGGTTACTTCATTGCCTTTCTTGTTGACCATCTTACGTTCAAACAAATCACGGTTGCAAGTCCTCTTATAAAAATCAATTTTTGCTTCGTCGAGACTGCAACCGTACTCACTACCGAAATACCCTAAAAGAAGATGCAAGTAGCTGTTTTGGGCAAGCGTACGGTTAGGTAGTTTCTTTTTCACTTCCACCACCGCACGTTCACTAAACAGCTTGTTTACATACTCCTTGAACTTGGGTATTTGATATTCATTTTTGAGGTCGAATATCATACGCTAAAAAGGCAAATCGTCCTTTACATTGCCATTAACATCAACCGGAGGTGGGAAATTCTGCGGCTGTTGCTGATAGGTCGACTGTGGCGCTGGCTGTTGGACTGGTTGCTGTGCCAGTGTAGCTTGTGGGGATTGCGATACACCACCACGCGCATCTATTTTGTAGCACCGGATAGATGCCATACGTTTGAGTTCTCCGTCCTGATTCGTCCAAGAACGACCTTGTATCATAAATGATACAGTGACAACATCACCATGATTAAAGCGGTCAAGTTCTGCACACTTATCGCCTGAAAACTCTAAGGGAATAACATTCTCATACTCGCTACGCTCTCCCGTATAAGGGTCGTAAGTAGTAGCATCTAAAATAAACTCCCGTTTTGTAAATGAGGAACCACCGTTTTTGGATGGTATTTGAACGGTTTGTCCAATTTCGATTATCCGTCCGGTTATTTGGTTTGCCATTAATTTTCTCCTCCAAAAATCTTTTTATCGGTTATAAGTTCTCTGTTTTCTTCCAAAAACCGGATAAATTCCTCACAATGATTAGTAAGAATAGGAATATCACGTTCAGGATTGAAAACGTATGTTTCTGTATAGGTATCTACCACATAACCGCCTTTGTTGAACTCCACAATGTTATACTCAAATGTCCGTACATCAGAACCGTTCTTCATTAAAGCGTATGGATATACTAAATGCTGGTGGTGATCTTTGAACTTTCCCACGGTATAACTACCAGTTGTTTTGATGTCGTGAACACTGGTAGGCATCAGTTCGTCAATCAGACCATAAACCAATACACTACCGTATGCAGTAGGCAAGATGGCTTCTACTCTTTGTTGGGTTAATGCTCCTTTGTAGTAGTTGGCAAACTCGCGGCAAAGGTCAATGTGAAAAGTGAAAGTGCGATTGTTGTAAACAGCTTTTATCCCGTAAAGTTTTCCGTCATCGTGATATGCCTTGCTAATTTCCATTATAGAAGATTTACGGTTCTCAATCATACAATCAATTATCTCCCCAAAACATGTTCCTCTATCAGCTTTTTCGCTATCGAAAGGTACTCTATTTATCCTATCAATAAGAGATTGGAATTGTTTTTCTCTGAACTCATCTTCATCGCATGGAGGATTGTCAGAAAAAGCATAATATTTTTGATATATCTTATCACTATCTATATAATTTTGATAAGAATCTAACAATGTTGGGTATAGTTTGTAAGATATTTTACTCATTCTCATATCTCCATTTGTAACCACCTGCTGTAAGATGGCTTTTTCTACCTATACAGCAACTGATAATATTAGCATTATTAATACCCGTTTGTCTTTCAGCCTCTTTAGCACTTTCAAATGTATTTATTGATGTACCATCCTCTCGGCACTGAACAACGGCTTTTGACATCTTCGGGTGATTTATTTTCTTTTTGCTAAACCGTTCGTTTCGTGTTCCGTAATTAGCATTATATCTCCATGTACACCATTCCAAGTTAGAAACTGAATTATTGCTTTTAACTTCGTCTTTATGATTTACACATGGAAATTTTTGCGGATTAGGGATAAACGTTTCAGCGACAAGTCTATGAAGAGATTTATATTCAACTTGTTGTTGCTTCCATAATGATATTCGTAAATATCCACTCCATATTTTATTAGGCTTAATTATCTTTCCTATTATCTTTCTAAAATTACCATACCTGCTTTTAATAAGCCTATCTAAAGAGCGAACTCTACCAAGGGTACTTACTTGATAGAGTCCTTCATAACCTTGAATGTCTTTCCAAATCTCATTAGGCTGCTGCATCTGAGTAGATTTTAGTTTCCTTATTGAATACCAGTCCCAAAGCCTTTACCTTTGCAGCAAACAAACTTCTCGCCATCATCAAAGAACTACCAACGTGTTCAAACTCATTAATATGAGAGGCGAACTCATTAGCGGACTTGGCATCAGTTATAAATTCGATACTTTCTTTTATCTCTTCAATAACTTTATCATACTTTTCCTGTGCCTCTTTCTTGGCAGCAAGCATACCCAAATACGAATTGATTATCTTGGCGGTGATAAAGTCGTTCTTTGCGGTTGGATTACCATTCTTGTCAAGGATGGTAGGAACTTCCATCACTGAAGGAAGATTGCAAGTATTCTTACCGTCATTTCTTGAAGTTGGGTCAAAAGTGATAGTACGTCTTTGGACGCCTCTTTCGCTTTTCATTTCAAGATAACCGAGCAAATCCAGTTCAGTAACGATAGAGTTGTAGGATTTTTCACGCAAGGCAGGGATAAACACCGTATCATCACCTTCTTTTCTTGTGTCGCGATGGGCAACGAAAATGATGTGCTTGTTAAGCCCCGAAAGTGTTCGTGTCATCCATGAAAACTCTGCATTGATACCGCTCCAATCACGGATGGACGGCTGGCGGGTTCCACACTTGTGAGTAATGATGAAGTCCATCATCTTGCCGATGGTATCTACTACAATGGTCTGATAAGCGGACAAGTCCTCTTGAAGAACTTGCTGAACATCGCTCCATGAAGTGACCTGTACCGTGTCTATATTCTCCAAGTGCGCCATGTTCATGCGCTTCACGCCGTTATCGAAGTCCAACAGCAGCGGTTTCGGTGCGCTCAATGCTACCGTACTCTTTCCCATTCCGGCTTGACCGTAAATCATCATCTTCACGGTGGTCGGGATAACTAATTCATTACTTTTCTTAATCAGTGACATAATCGTAAATTTTATAGGGTTATTTGTTCAGATATTTACTCATTTTAAAAGCATTAATAGCGGATTGTATCTCGAACTTGGAATATATGATAGGAGAATTTCTGGATGAGCCTTTTCTTTTCTTATGCACCAATCCTTCTTTCTCTAACTTTTCCAAAAAGTTAGGTTCATACCCAAGTGTCTTTAACCATCTGAACGCTTCTCTTTGCTTGATTTCATCAGATACAGGAGACCGTTTCTTCTCACTGGCAGCTGCACCAAGCTCCGCCATGTCCATGCAGATATTTTTAAATTCAAATAATTCAAGTCTTACCTCCATACCGTCCAGTTCTTTCAATTCGTTCAACTCTCGTTCTTCGTCCCCTTCTCATATCGCCCTGTTCGTGATAGAGCGAAAAAGAAAAGATGCACAACAGGCAGAAAGCAACAGCCGACCTAATAGTAGGTGAAAAGTCCATCGTGAACTTCATACCAGCTATTCTCTCATATAGCATGGTTGCCAGTTCTCTGCCGTTCCTTACGTTCAAAATCTCAAAAGCTCTTTGCAGTTGGTTGTTTATCGTGCTGACCGCTCGGCATTTGAGGTTTGCAATTTCTTTTTTCTCATACCCTTGTGCATACATTCGTGCCGTAATCTCGCATTCAGGTGTAAGTTCATTAAAAACTCTCTTCATAATCGTGTAAGTCAGCTGATTAATAATTGCGAATAACCTCAATATATCCGGCTTCCCTGTTAGTGTCCACCGAATACAAAGTTTGCTTCTTGTCTATTATCCGATCAATCCTTGCCAGCCTGTTAAGATCAGCGGTACACCTGCGAAGCTGTCCGGCAAGTTTGTCGCTAAAGTCAAAGCTGATTCTGTCATTCTTCTTTTTCAGCTTTTTCTTAATTTCTGTTCTTTCTTTCAGTTCTTTTGCCATAAGAGTAAAATTTAATTAATGATTCGTGGATGGTAAGGGAATCGAACCCCTCTCAATCGTGCCAATTGTTTGCGCAATACGAAGCTCTAACCGATAAGCTAACCATCCTTTTTTAAAAAAGGTGCACTATCCTCACGGACGGCACACCCAGTACAAACACAATATAAAACACGAATATCTAATCTATTATCAGAACAATGCTTTTAACCGCATTTTTGAAATGATCAAACTTCTGTTTCAAATCACTCCAAGATTTATACCATGTATTTTTCTCTTCAGCTAATTTCTCGTTAGCCTCTTCCAGTTCCTGCACACGCCTTACTAAATCTTCATGCGTCATGCCTCTTAATTCTTCCACTGTCATAATCGTATAAATTTAAAATGTCGTTAAAAAGGTAGGAGTCGAACCTACTTCTTGTAAGCTAAATGAATATATAAATTAGAATATAAGTTAATACCAACAATTAATCGCTTACACGCATTCCAACAATGCTACTTCATAAATTACCGCCCAGCTGGTTTACAAGGTGATTGTGCACTCATCCCCATGCGCCTTGTGCCGGATTATAGGACTACCTTTTAGCGGTCTGTTTTAAGTTCTCTATAAGTTATTCTCATGAGCGACACACACCCTACACATATAACACTCATTATAGTGATAGAGAATATTTTCATAGGACTGTAAGTAGTAATAGCCCCGTAAAGCATACCGGCAGCACATATACTAACCAATATAGATAAAACGAATTGGATTGTTTTCATAATCGTATAAATTTAAATAAGTATCTGTACCCTAATCGAATAGCAGAACCTTATTTCAGTTCAGTACAGACTATAAGACCTTTCAGCGATACTTGTGCCTAACCAAGCATACTCACCACGCTAAAGACAAATTGGCGTGCTGAAAGTAAAAATCATTTCAACTTCGTGGCTTTACCACCATCAGACATATACAACCATTCGCCCATTGTCGGCTTATCCTCGGTTGCTATCGGTGTCAATTCCGTTCCACTTGCACCCACCACTATCCACCATCACTGGCTTCGCTTACGTGCCTTCGCAGAAATATATCTTTTTATCGTATCAATATGTCAAAGAACCAATCAATAGTACCCTACCCGATTCTCGCTATCGGTTGCCGTTCAATCCGTCTGTAGGGCTGTCGTGCGTTGCATAATCGTGTATTATGCGTATCGGCTGATACCTTGTACCCGGCATAGAGCATCGTAGTCCATGCCATCATCTTCACAAGTTTCAAAACCTTTTAAGGCATCTTCCAAACTGTCTTTCTCATCCGTTATCAACTGGATAGCTTCTTTTTTGCTATCAGCATTGAACATCAGGCAGACAGCCTCTTCATCATTGTTATGGGCAGCCTCTAAATCTTTATAAAGGCTATCCAACTGCTGGTTAATCGTGTAAGCATTCATATCCATATCTTTTATGCGATTGACATCAGATTAGCTTTTTTGAAGCATCTGAATTCTTGGCGTTCAGTATCATAGTAAGTCTGGACGGTATCATTCTTCTTTCTATTGTCAGTACCAGTGATGGCAGGCATCAGCTTTTCATTTAGTGTACCGTATGCCTCACGAACAGAACCGTCCACTTTTTTGAAGTAGAACTTCACTATCTTCTTCTTCATCTCACCTTTCAGTTTCAAATTAGCCCAAGCGACCTTCATTGCTTCGCTCATGGTGTAGCCATTACGCTTAACGAACTGCCAAGCAAGGCTCATTACTTCGTGTAAAAATTCTCTTGTTCTCATAATCGTGTATTTTAATATGTTTATACTATTTGAAATCTGAATTAATCTTCGTTTCTTTGTATCAGTTTAATTTGATAATGCAAATATACTATCAATTTTGATATAGTATATCATTTTTGATTATTATTTGTGTTAATAATGTCTAATTTGATTAATCTAAAATGATAACATTAAGGCAAATAATTAGAAATCAAGGTGTTACAAATAAAGTAATAGCTGATGCGTTAGGCATAGAATCTACCAATATAGGTAGATATGATGATTTATCTAAAAGAAGACTATCAGAATTGATAATCATATCTAAAGCCTTGGATATGTCTCTAGGCGATCTTGTCCAACAGGCAATGGCTGATGAGATTGAACTAGGAGATGTTACGATTATCAATAAGCCTAAATATATAGAAAGGATAGATGAAGAAGGCATAATTAATCTATATGACATTGAGGCTGCCGCAAATTTGAAATCTCTTTTGGTGAACAAAGACCAAAACATACTAGGAAAGATAAGTATCCCCAACATACCGAAATGTGACGGTGCTGTATATGTCAAAGGAGATTCTATGTATCCTTTATTGAAATCGGGAGATATTATAGCTTATAAAGAAGTTCCCGTAGAAATCCAACACATTTTTTATGGGGAAATGTATTTGGTTTCAATAGATGTAGAAGGTGAAGAATATCTAACTGTAAAATACATAAATCAATCTGAAAAAGGAGGTGATTGGATTAAGTTGGTAAGTTACAATCAGCACCATCAACCCAAAGATTTTCCTTTGGCATCAGTTAAGGCACTAGCTTTAGTAAAACTAAGCATTAGGATGAATACGATGAAATAAACGCCATGAGTTTCAACCAATACACATGGGACCTATATAAACAGACCACAATCGGAATAGAGATGATAAAATACTTTTCCGATGCGGGAGGATATGTTTCATTCAAGGATTATTGTCCGTACGCTAATTTCATACCAGAAGATTTATATAACGATTGGTTGGAGAATATATATTGCTACGGTGTATCAGATTATGACCATCCCAGCTCATTGGAAGAAGCAAAAGATTTATACATTTCACTTATCACATTAGGCATAAGGGTAGAAGGGCAACAATGGCTTCCTGCTAACGACTTCAAGAATATGCTTGGGATTATCCAGCCGATGTCCTATGTCTTATCACAGTTCGCCCCAGAATATTTCTTCCCGTACCTGTTCCTTTGCCGAATATTCGAGCTGAATAAAATAGCGGATTTCTTTAACATAGACCTCCCCAATATTCCCAAAAGAACTGATTACAAAGGAAGGTGCATGTATTATTGGGAACTTTGCGAGGTGTTTTATTTGTTCAGAAAAGAAAATGGACTATCTCCAGCAGATCTATGGTCTTTCCTATACGACTTCGCACCCAATAATCTCCCAAGCGAGAAAATAGACATGCCCAAACCGTCACAAGTCTGGTTCATTGGCGGCAGGTTATACCAAGAAGATAAATCCTTAGAATCGAAATTCTGGCAGTCAAGCCCCGAAACAAAGAAAGGGGATATTCTTGTTCATTACGAAACGTCCCCAATCAGTGCAATCACTTGCATAGAGATATCGCTTACGGATGGCGTAATAGACCCTCTATTCCGATACTACGGGTGTATCTATATTGGGAATAGAATAAATATTCCTCACATTACTTTGAAAGAACTACAAACTGATGAATATTTTTTCAAACACCCACTTGTTAGAAAAAACTTTCAGGGAGTAAATGGTTGGTCGGTTAACAGTGAGAACTATTCAGAGTTACTTCGGATGATAAAAACAAAAGGATTTGATATAGAGGTTTTGCCAAAATTGTATGCCCCAACCTTGCCCAAAGACGTAATTATAGAGTACGAATATGATGTAGAACAGCAATTGCTGGAACCATTGCTTAACTCTATGGGATGGTATGAAAACAAAGACTTCATCCGGCAGTTACCAATCCAAGCAGGGAGAGGACATAGGATATTCCCAGATTATGCGTTACATTATGGCAATAAACCAAATGAGGAAAGGGCAAAAGTGTTGATTGAAGCCAAGCTGTGTATGAGGAATAACAAGGAAAGAGAAGAAGCATATTTGCAAGCGCGCTCATACGCCCGATTACTTAATTCTTCTGTGATTGTTTTATGTGATAAGGATTACCTGATTGTTTATGAGAAAAAAGACAGCTTCGACCGGGACAGATACAAGAAATACTGTTGGGGAGATTTTGAGAATCCAGATACTTTCAACGAATTAAAGAACAAACTAAATATATAAGATTATGAAGAAGATTCTATTTACCATAATAGGCTTGTCAGCACTATTCTGTATGAGTTCCTGCGATGAAGCTGTTTATAAAGGGAGGAAAGTGTATAAAGCATATTTCGATTATACCTTAAAAGACCCTGAATCTTTCAAGGTGTACAGCGAAAAATACACAAAGGATGGAGATTTCACAGTAAATTGGGAACTGGATTATGGGGCTAAAAACTCTCTCGGTGGAATGGTGAGGGAGAAGGCTACGTTTACAACTGTTGGTACTTCGATATTTATAGACGGAAGTAGTTACAGGCTTGATGAATTGAAATGATTTGAAAATTGTTTTAGCAATATTTTAGCAATAACAACTAAAGAACATGATTGGAATCCGGGAAGAGTTAAAAAACAACATAAGCCGGGGATTACGCCCGGCTTTAACATGAAAATCTCCTTTGTTTCAACATTGTTTCAACATCAAACGAAAACGAAAAATATAAATAGGTGACAAACAGCAGATTAAGAAGTAGAAAAAATTAGCCAGATGAGCTAATACCCCGAGAAATAATAACGATGCAAAGATACATAGAAAATCAATAATACAAAGCTTTTGGG